CAACAACGGAAGTATTTCAAAAATAATAAAATAAATGATTTATACTAATACGAACAGTTCTTTCCCCAGTCAGGTAGTACCAGACGCAGAAAAGCAAACCTTAGAATATGGTTATGCTGTAGGTAGAGCTATTGAAAACGAATGGTTTAAGGGTGATAGAGGGACTAACATTGGTGGTAGATTTGCTGGTAATTGGCAGTATTTCCATAAGTTAAGATTATACGCTAGAGGAGAACAATCTGTTCAAAAATACAAAGATGAGTTATCTATAAACGGTGACTTAAGCTACTTAAACCTGGACTGGAAACCTGTAGCTGTATTATCTAAGTTTGTTGATATTGTTGTCAACGGTATGACAGATAAAGGTTACGAAATAAAATCATTTGCATCAGATCCTTTCGCTGTAAAAGAAAGAACACAACATGCCACTGATTTAGCTGAAGATGCTTTTTCTCAGGATTTAATACAAGAAGCTCAGCAGAATTTTGGTATAGATTTAAGTAGGACTAATACACCTAAAGATCAATTACCTAAAAGTAAAGAAGAACTAGAGTTGCACATGCAGCTAACATATAAGCAAGCTATAGAAATAGCAGAAGAAGAGCTTATAAACAATGTATTAGATTACAACAAGTACGAAGAAGTTAAGAAAAGAGTAGCTTACGATTTAGTTGTGTTAGGTATAGGTGCTAGTAAAACTGACTTTAACCTAGCTAATGGAGTTACTGTTGACTATGTAGATCCAGTTAATTTAGTACACTCTTACACAGAAGATCCAAACTTCGAAGATATATACTATGTAGGAGAGGTTAAGAGCGTACCGTTAGAGGAGGTTAAAAAACAATTCCCAGACTTAACAGACGAAGATCTTATAGAGATACAGCGCTACCCTGGTGATTCAACTAGGACTAGAAACTTTAATGGACAGGACAGTAATAATGATAATGTTCAGGTTTTATACTTCGAGTATAAGACTTATAGTAATCAAGTATTTAAGATAAAGCAAACTGATCAAGGCTTAGAAAAAGCTTTAGAGAAAGACGACACATTTGACCCGCCTGAGAGTGATAACTTTAACAGAGTTAGTAGATCAATAGAGGTATTATACAGTGGTGCTAAAATATTAGGTTACGAAAAAATGCTTAAATGGGAACTAGCAGAGAATATGACTAGACCTTTCAGTGATCAGACTAAAGTTAATATGAACTACACTATATCTGCTCCTAGAATGTACAAAGGTAGAGTTGAGAGTATAGTTAGTAAGACTATTGGTTTTGCTGATATGATACAGCTAACACACTTAAAGATACAACAAGTATTAGCACGTATGGTACCTGATGGTGTATTTGTAGACGTTGACGGATTAGCTGAGGTTGATCTTGGGAATGGAACAAATTACAATCCGCAAGAGGCTCTCAATATGTACTTCCAAACTGGTAGTATAGTTGGTAGATCATTAACACAAGATGGTGATCCTAACAGAGCTAAAGTACCTATACAAGAATTACAAACATCGTCAGGTATGAGCAAAATACAAGCGCTTATACAAACTTATCAGTATTATTTACAGATGATAAGAGACGTGACAGGACTTAATGAGGCTAGGGATGGTAGTCAACCAGCAAAGGATTCTTTAGTTGGTTTACAAAAACTAGCTGCAGCTGCTTCAAATACAGCTACTAAACATATATTACAGTCCTTAATGTATATAACTGTAAGAGTGTGTGAGAATATAAGTTTAAGAGCGGCTGATATGTTGAACTTCCCATTAACTAAAAACGCTTTAATGAATTCTATAAGTAGCTTTAATGTTAATACGTTAGAGCAAGTGGAGAAATTAAACATGCACGAGTTTGGTATATTCTTAGATTTAGAACCTGATGAAGAGGAAAAGCAGATACTGGAAAGAAATATACAAATAGCATTACAGTCTGGAGGTATTGATCTTGAGGACGTTATAGACTTAAGGCAGATATCTAATATTAAGTTAGCTAACCAAATGCTTAAAATAAAGCGTAAGCAAAAGATGGAGGCTGATAGAAAAGCTCAAATGGAGAATATACAGGCTCAAGCCCAAGCAAATGCTCAGGGCGCTGAAAAAGCTGCTATGGCTGAGGTTCAAAAGCAACAAGCATTAGCTCAGACGACTCTTCAGATAGAACAAGGTAAATCTCAATTCGAGATGCAACGCATGCAAGCTGAGGCTCAAATTAAAAAAGAGCTTATGGCTGAAGAATTTAATTACAATATTCAGTTAGCTAAAGCAAGGGCTGATGCTGAAAAAGGAAAAGAAAAAGATATAGAAGATCGTAAAGACGAAAGAACTAGAATACAAGCTACACAACAATCAGAGCTTATAGCACAACGTCAGAACGATGAATTACCTAAGAATTTTGAGTCTTCAGGTTTTGACTCGCTAGGTGGTTTCGGATTAGAACAGTTCGACCCTAGATAAAAAAACTTTATTAATTTTATATTATTATATTATGTCAGAACAAACAGTAAAACAAGAGGGTGAATTTAAAATAAAAAAAAGAAAGACACCTAAGAAATTAGCTACACCAGAGAACAATGTTACTAAGGTTAGCATGAAAGAACCTTTGATTGAGACAGAGCCAGAGGTTACAAAAGTAGTAATAAAAAAAGAAACTGATGCCATTCAAACACAAGCGACAGATGATAGCGATGTTATTGTCAAAAAACCCGAAAACAGTTCAAACGGCGAAGCAGTGGTTAAAGAAATACGGGAGTCCGAAGAAGAAGTAGATTCACCAATACAATTAGTAAGTGAAGATGATAACGAAGGGGCTGATAAAGTAACCACTGAATACAAAGAAGCTATAAGAGATGAAAAAGTATTAGGCAAGCCTTTACCTGAAAATATCGAAAAACTAGTTTCTTTTATGGAGGAAACTGGTGGTAACATAAGTGATTACGTTAGGCTTAACGCTGATTACTCTAGTGTAGATAACGAAACATTATTAAAAGAATATTATAAAAAAACGAAACCTTATTTAGAAGGTGACGATATAAGTCTAATGTTAGAAGATTTTTCATATGATGAAGATATTGACGAGCAAAGAGACATACGCAAGAAGAAACTTGCATTTAAAGAAGAAGTTGCAAAAGCTAGAAACTTTTTAGAGGAAACTAAGAGTAAATATTACGATGAGATCAAGTTGAGACCAGGCGTAACTCAAGACCAACAAAAAGCTACTGACTTTTTTAACCGATATAACGAAGAGCAGAAAGCTGGTAAAGCAAAACACTCGGAATTTTTAAAACGTACTAATGAACTGCTAACTGACGATTTCAAAGGTTTTGATTTCAACGTTGGTGAAAGTAAGTTTAGGTACAGTGTAAAAAATCCACAAAAGGTAGCAGAAGCACAGTCTGATATTTCTAACTTCATTGGGACGTTCCTAAATGACAAAGGAGAAGTTAAAGACACTAAAGGTTACCACAAAGCTTTATATGCTGCTAGAAACGCTGATACGATAGCGCAACATTTTTATGAGCAAGGCAAAGCCGACGCTGTTAGAGATGTTATGGTTAAATCAAAAAACATTTCAACAGAACCTAGAAAAACTAGTGGTGGTGATGTGTTTATTAATGGTTTAAAGGTTAAAGCTATTTCTGGTGCTGATTCTTCAAAATTAAAGATAAAAACAAGAAAATTTAACTAACAAAATTAAACAAAATGAGTTTAACTCCACAATTTGGTTCATTGAAACCATCTCAAAAACAAGAGATTTTAGATAGCAATTATCTAAAGTTTAACGACGGTGCTGCTGGAACAGACACTTTCGCACAACAATACTTACCAGAGATCTACGAACAAGAAGTAGAGCGTTACGGAAACAGAACATTATCTGGATTCTTAAGAATGGTAGGAGCAGAAATGCCAATGACTTCTGATCAAGTAATTTGGTCTGAGCAAAATAGATTACATATTTCTTATGAAGCGTGTACTAACGACCAAACAAACACAATTACAATACCTGTAGATTTAACACCAGCAGATCCTAAGGATTATGTTGCTAATGTTGTATCTCCTGGGGCTACTATCGTAGCTATAGATGCTTTAGGTGCTGAATTAAAAGCTGTTGTAACTGGTTCTAACTTAACTACAGGTGCTTTAACAGTAGCTCCTTACAACGCTACAACTACAGCTGCTTTAGCAACTACAGGCGTAAAAGTATTTGTATTTGGATCTGAATACGGAAAAGGTTCAGTTACTCCTAACTCTACTGTTAATGCAGGAGCTGCTGACGGGTATGTATCTGTTGATCCTTCTTTCACACAATTCTCTAACTCACCAATCATTATCAGAAATAAATACGTTGTAAACGGATCTGATATGGCTCAAATCGGTTGGGTAGAAGTTGCTACTGAAGACGGAACATCTGGATATTTATGGTACTTAAAAGCTGAATCTGAAACAAGATTACGTTTTGAAGACTACTTAGAAATGTCTGTAGTTGAAGGAGAAAAAGCTGGTGTAGCTGGAGCGGGATCTGCTGCTGCTGCTGGGTATAAAGGTACTCAAGGTTTATTCGCTGCTATCGAAGATAGAGGTAATGTAAATGTAGGATTTACTGCTGCTGCGGGTCTTGATACTTTTGATGACATCTTGAAAAACCTAGATACTCAAGGAGCTATTGAAGAGAACATGTTATTCTTACAAAGACAAACGTCTTTAGATTTTGACGATATGTTAGCTGCAATATCTGGAGGTGCTCAAGGTGGTACTGCTTATGGATTATTTGAAAACTCTGAAGAAATGGCATTGAACTTAGGTTTCTCTGGATTCAGAAGAGGTTCTTATGATTTCTATAAGACTGACTGGAAATACTTAAACGACGCTTCTACACGTGGTGGTATGACTGGACCTTCTTCAATCGAAGGTGTATTAGTACCAGCTGGAACTTCTACAGTTTATGACCAAGTATTAGGTACAAACATCAGACGTCCTTTCTTACACGTAAGATATAGAGCTTCTCAAGCAAATGACAGAAGAATGAAGCAATGGGTAACTGGTTCTGCCGGTGGAGCTGCTACATCTGATCTAGATGCTATGGAAGTAAACTTCTTATCTGAAAGATGTTTATGTGTACAAGGTGCTAACAACTTTGTATTATTCAAAGG